TAGCGGTTGCTGGTGCAGGAGCCGTGGCTCTTAGAACTCCTATCGGTAGAGCCATTAATCGTATTATGGCTAAGACAACGCCAAAGAATCCCGTATCACGGATCAAGGAACCAGTTGATCAGGTAGAAGAAATATTACAGATTGCTCCAACAAGAGTTGAGAGAGGTCAAGCAATGACTAAACCTCAAATCTCATTACAAGAACAAATTAGACAAGAAGCGATTCAAAAATCAAACGAGCTAAAAAAGATTGCTTATAACAATCCACTATCTAGAGGGGGTTCTACTAATCGTATCGGATCTTCACTATGGGATTACATTGCAAGACACCCGATTGCAGGTGCAAGAAAAGCAGATGAATGGATTAGAGATTTTAAATCTACTGGCCCTGGATCTTTTAAAACAGGTAATCCTGATTTTAAAAGTATTTCTCAAGGGGTAAAGAAAGAAGAGTTATGGGACTCCAACATTGCACAGTTTGATAAACAAGGTAATTTAATAGGTGGCTTTTTAAAAGTCGCTCAAGATAAAAAGATTCCATTAACTAAAATGGATTTACTTTACATCGTCGAAAAAGCTCCTGTGAACAATCTTAAAACTAGAAAGTACATGACTGATGTTAAAATCGTAGATGAAGCAGAAGATGTAGCACGTACTATGAATAATAATTTAGATACTATTAGAGCACAAATCACGGCTATGCCTACAAGATCAGATACACAAACTCAACGATTATCTAGTTTATTAGAGAATATTAATGCAGTGCAAAAATCAAATTTAAAGATTAATGCAAGAATGAACTATAAGTTTAGAGAAGTAGCATCTGATGACTATGATCGTTTTAGTGCATCACCTTTTAAAGATTCTGTAGACAGCTATGAAAACATAATAACTCAAGCTAGAAACTTAGGACTGAATGTTGGTGATGATGTAGCAAATGCAACTAACCTATTAAAACGAAGAGATACAGAAATATTTAGAAAACTACAGCTACAAGAATCACAAGGGTTTAGACCGAAGTATGGAAACCACTCTGAATATAGAATCAAAGGTGGTGATGAGTATTTTGAAAATGTAGTTTACTATCCTAAACCATTACCAATGGGTCAATCGTTACCTTATGACTTTAACAGACATTACAGCGGTATTCCTAATCAGGTATACCATGTAAGAGGAAGTATTCGTAAAACAGCAGACAATCAAAAGATTCAAATGATTGATGAAATACAATCTGACTACAATCAAAAACTTAGAGATGTAAACCCTGCAAGAGATAGAGTTGAAAATGCCTTTGGTTCTGAAATAGAATTTTTTTCATCAAATAGAAAGTTAGATGCAATCGTAAACGAAATGACGAACATTACAAGAAAAGGTATGAAACAAACAGATGCAGACATGAAACGATTTAGAGAACTTAAATCTGAGTTTGATGAAATCAAATCAAACTCGATGAACCTAGCGAACATTAATACTAGAAAACAAACAGATTCAATCCCATTCTTACCTTTATTCGGAAAACAGAACTGGGGTGGACATGCATTAAAAAATACAATTAAAGATGCAGTAGATAGAGGAGTACAGTGGGTTGGAATCTCTCCTGTAGAAAGACTACACCATTTGAAAAGAGAAAAGTTTTTAGGGGATATAGAGTTTTATGGAAATAGATTTGGTAAAGCAGGTTTTAAAAACTATAAAGTATTTAGTAAGAAAAAAGATAGAGAAATTTTAACGGATCCTAATAAAGAAGCAACTCTACCTGCGGAGATGAAACGATTAGCTAGAGAATATAACTCTGAGGTAAAAACAATACCTGTTGCTAAATCAGATCCTGATAAACAGTTTAAAGTAGTTAGAACAAATCAGGGTAAAAAAGAATTTGGTTATGGCGATAAGAAAAAAATTGATGAGCATATCGCTGCATTTAAAACAGAAGCAGAAGCTCAGTATTATGTAGGAAGATATGGTGACAATGCTGAAATTGTAAGAATGACACCAAATGATCCAGATTTATTTTATGACGTATATGCGATTAAGATCTCTCCAGATATGATCAATAAGCCTTTCAAAGCTTACAATGAGGGTGGTCTAGTCGTAAATATATTTGCATGATATTATAAATCTGTTATAACAAAAGGAGATAATTATCATGGCAAGCAAAAAAATTAAAAAAGCTTTAGGAGCCGCTTTAGTAGGCTTTGGAGCTGCAAAAGCAATGAGCGCAATGGGTGCTGCTAAAAAAGCAAAAATTGCTGCTGCTCAAGTAGACACAGGTGATCTTGGTTCAGAAATGGCTAATGACACTGCATTAGCATCAGCAATGAGAAAAAATATGGAAGCTGGAGTTGCAGCTAAAAAAGCAGCGGCTAACAATAGTTTATGGGGAAAAACTAAAAACTTTTTAAAATCAGAAGTATTTACAACTGATCCTAAAACAAAAGCTTTCACAATTCCAAAAGGACCTAAATCAAGTGAAAATTTTGGCTTAGGTATGTATGATATGAACAAAGGCGGAATACTTAAAGCTAAAAATGGCGTAATGGCTAGAGGCTGTAAGCTAGGAAAAAATAAAAGAACTATCATTACATAATAATGGCTGAAGTAGAAAAACAAAATGAACTTCCTGAAGAAGAAGTTGAAGAGTCAGAAGTTGATGTAGAAGTTGAGGGTCAGGAAACTCCAGATGAGGCTCCAGAACCAGAAGAAGATTTTTACAGAAACTTAGCTGAAGATATGGACGAGCGAACGCTTGGCCGTATGTCTTCACAACTTATTCAGGATTATAAAAAAGATAAAGTTTCAAGAGCGGATTGGGAACAAGCTTACACACAAGGTTTAGACCTTCTTGGATTTAAGTATGTGCAAAACACAAGACCTTTCCAAGGTGCAAGTGGTGTAACCCATCCGCTTTTATCTGAAGCTGTAACACAATTTCAAGCTCAAGCGTATAAAGAATTATTACCAAGTGATGGACCTGTAAGAACTCAAGTCATTGGTGCTGACACTCCAGAAGTATCACAACAAGCAGAACGTGTTAAAGATTTCATGAACTATATGTTGATGGAACAAATGGAAGAATACACACCAGACACAGATCAATTATTATTTTATTTACCATTAGCAGGATCTGCATTTAAAAAAATTTACTACGATGAAATCAAACAAAGAGCAGTTGCTAAATTTGTACCTGCTGAAGATTTAATTGTTCCATATTACGCAACTGATTTAAAAGATTGTGAAAGAATTACACACATTGTTAAGATGTCAGAGAACGATGTTCTTAAACAACAGAAAGCAGGATTCTATAGAGATGTAGAATTAATGCCAAAGCAAGCTGACAAGAGTCCAATACAAGATAAGTTAAATGAACTAGAAGGTGTAAAACCTGCTGGAGAAAAAGAATATCAATATAATATTTTAGAAATGCATATTGATTTAAACTTGAACGAGTTTGAAGTTGAGAATGCAGAGAAAGAAGTTAAATTACCTTACATTGTTTCAATAGATGAAGGTTCAGGAGAGGTTTTATCTATTTATAGAAACTACAGCGAAGATGATGACACACAATCTAGAAAAGAATACTTTGTACATTACAAATTTTTACCTGGATTAGGTTTTTATGGATTTGGTTTAATCCATATGATTGGTGGATTATCTAGATCTGCTACTCAAGCATTAAGACAATTGCTTGATGCAGGTACTTTAGCGAACTTACCTGCTGGATTTAAGTCTAGAGGTATAAGAATTCGTGATGATGATCAACCTTTTCAACCTGGTGAGTTCAGAGATGTTGATGCACCTGGAGGAAATATCAAAGATCAATTCCAAATTTTACCTTTTAAAGAGCCAAGTGGTACTTTATTCCAACTTTTAGGCTTTGTTGTACAAGCTGGACAACGTTTTGCAGCGATTGCAGACATGCAAATGGGTGAAGACAGTCAAAATAGAGCTGTTGGAACGACAATTGCGTTGTTAGAGCGTGGTTCAAGGGTCATGAGTGCTATTCACAAGCGTTGTTACTACGCTATGAGACAAGAATTTAGACTTTTATCAAAAGTTTTTGCAGATTATCTGCCTCCTGTGTATCCATATGCAGTTACAAACGCAGATCGATTCGTAAAATTACAAGATTTTGACGATAGAGTGGATGTAATCCCTGTTGCAGACCCAAATATCTTCTCAATGGCTCAAAGAGTTACTTTAGCAAACGAGAATTTAAAAATTGCAGCTTCAAATCCACAAATGCACAATTTAAGAGAAGCTTACAGAAGAGTTTATGAAGCTTTAGGAACAAAAAACATTGATGCTTTGTTAAAACCTGAATTACAACCACAACCTGAGGATCCTGCAACTGAAAATGCTAAATCATTACAGATGCAAATGCTAAAAGCGTTCCCTGAACAAGATCATGATTCGCATATTGCAGCTCATAGAGCATTTATGGCTACAAGAATGGTTCAAATCAATCCAATGGTATATGCTTTACTACAAGGACACATATCTGACCATATTGCATTGAAAGCTCATGGTGAAATAGGTGATATGATTCAGAATACACCAGAATTACAAATGCAAGCACAACAAGACCCACAAGGATTTAAAATATTATTTGATTCTATGGTCGCTAAAAAAGTTGCTGAGATTACAATGATGTTAGCTCAAGAAGAAGCTGGTGGACAAAAAGAAGATCCATTAGTTGCATTGAAACAAAGAGAATTAGATTTAAGAGCTATGGATTTACAAAGAAAAGCTATGGAAAATCAGCAAGACGCAGAAAGAAAAGAAATGGAATTTGAAGAAAGATTAGACTTTGATAAAATGAAGTTAGAATCTGCGGAAGATCAAGCCGAAGAGAGAATTAGAATTGCAGAAGAAAAAATAGATTTAACTGCACAGAAAATGCAACAACCAAAAAAGGACAATAGAAAATAATGCCTTTTAAATCCGAAAAGCAAAGAAGATACATGTATGCTAATGAACCAGAAATAGCAAAAAAATGGTCTAAGAAATACGGTAATAAAATTTTAAAAGCTAAAGGTGGTGCAGATGCATCTAAAGCTGATTTTGGAGTAAACACACCAGGACCTGGAGATACAGGTGGTGAAGGAGGTTATACTCAACAAAGTACAAACCAATTTGGTGCTAAAGGATCAAGTCCAACTAGCACAGGGGGACCTCAAGTTCAAGTTAGAACAGGACCTGTTCAAGTTCCAACTATAGGACCTTTTACTTATGCGTTTAATAAAATTTCACAAGGTTTGTATAATAGAAAAAATTTAAAAGATGCTCGTCAAAATGATATTCTAGGTGGCGAGATGTTAACTACAGGTCAAAAAACAACAGGACCTGCAACAATACCAGATAACAATAACAATAACAAACAATTATGTCCTGATGGAACTTATCCTCCGTGTAAGACACCTGTTTCACAATCGTTTGAACATGGTGGTGAGATTGTGATAAGCTCTAATGTAGATAAAAGTTTATTATGATAAAAAATAAAAGATTAACAAAAACTATTCCCCCTAAAAGCGGTCCAAACTCACAAGTGCCACCAATTAAAATGAACACAGGCGGAGATGCTTGTTGTAGTGAGTGTGTAGATGTAAGAGGAACTAAAGGTATCCAAGTCAAAGGTTTTAACTTTAGAGGTGTAAGATGATTTTTAAAAAAATAGCAAGATGGGTTTGGTGTTTATTTTTTCCACCAATTATTTATAAACAAAAAGAAGTTGTTAAAAAGCCTTGTTGGAAACATGAAAAATTTAAAAAAGGTTGTTCACTTTGTAGGAACTTAAATAATGGTAGCTAAAGTTTTAAAATATGTTGGTAGTAAGATTGCTAAAAAGGTTTTAAAAAATAGACCTGACCTCCATAAAAAATTTGATGACATTATGAAAAATGATGTAGATCCTTCTATCTCTCAAGAATCACAGATATCTCAAGCTTTAAATATTTTAAGATCCCCAAAAGTAGATAAAAAATCAACAGGCGGAATGATATTTAAGGGTAGCGATTATTATAAAGATCTGTTATAGATTTGAATGTTTGAAGAACTCTCTAAAAGAGACCAATTGTTAATATTATCAGGTATCTTTGAAGGCGAAGGTTGGTTCGGAATAAACAAAAGAAAACATGGTTGGACTCCGTCGGCAGCTATGGAAATACAAATGACCGACGAAGATATTTTACAAAAATTTCAAACATATTTAGAAGTTAATAAAAACTTAGTAAAAAGAAATCAAAAAGCAAAAGAACATCATAAAACAGTTTATAGGTTTTCTATCAGAGGCTATCGTGCTTTACACTTTATGGAAGAGATGTTACCTTATTTAGGTAAAAGAAGACAAAAACAATATTATGATGTGGTTAAAATTATTGGGGATGGGCCTAAAAACTGGAGCCCACCTGTATCAAAACAAGCAAAGAACAAAACAAGCAATGTCGGATGCACAACTTCTGCACGCAGAAAAAATGCGAGCAGGGGAGATAGCTTACGAGGGTAAGTTATTAGAAGCAAGACAATCGGACTGGAAAGACGAATTTATTTTATTATTGCTCTCGGCGCCCATCGTAATGTTAAGTTGGGCAGTATTTTCGGATGATCCAACTGCGATGGAGAAGATGAAGCTTTTCTTTGAATATTTTTCGCAACTCCCTTTCTGGTATCAAACCATATTTGTCGGAGTAATTGCAAGCGTGTACGGACTTAAAGCTACTGATTTAATCAAACGTAAGTAGTTGCATTTAAAATCCAAAGTGTTATAAAAACTTATGATTACAGGAGACAGTTACGAATATGAATTACTTGAAAGATGGACTAAA